AAGAAGAAATACTTAACAGCAAAAAAGATCAAAAACAAGAAGCATCGCAACAAATACTTGCTAATGATACACAGCATCAAGAACACACAAAAACAATCGAATCAATTGGCGTGTTAGGCGAAAAGCCAAAATGTTTTTATCCAGATGTTGATCAAGCATATCAACACAGACAGAATCTTGATAATTTAAAAAATGAACTTGAATTAATTTCTAAACAAGAAAATCCGCATATTGAACAGATTGATACTTTACAGAATCAAAATATTGAGACTATTGAATATGACTTGTTAAACAACTTAACTAAGTTAAAAGAACATCAAGAGTTTTTGTATAGATTATTAACTTCTAAAGATAGTTTTATTAGAAAGAAAATTATTGATCAGAATTTAGCATATCTAAATTCAAGATTGAATCATTATCTTGAACTATTATATCTACCACATGAAGTTATATTCAAATCTGATTTGTCTGTAGAAATTACAGAACTTGGAAGAGAACTTGACTTTGACAATTTAAGTAGAGGTGAACGTAATAGACTGATACTTGGTTTAAGTTGGGCTTTTAGAGATATTTTTGAATCAACAAGCAAACCAATCAATTTAATGTTTATCGATGAACTTATTGATAGTGGCATGGACACACAAGGTGTTGAATCTAGTATGTCTATTTTAAAACGAATGACCAGAGAGCGTGGCAAAAACATATTCCTTATTTCACATAAAGATGAACTAACAGGAAGAGTTAATTCAATCATGAATGTTGTGAAAGAAAATGGCTTTACATCAATATCAGAAGATTTAGAAATAGTTTCTACTCACTAATAAATATCTGCATGAAAGATCTTGAAGAACATTTTGCATGTGATTATAATGGAAAAGATATTTGGGATTGGCTATCAGAAGATACTAGTGTACCTTATGTTAAACTAGATCTTGATATTCCATGGCAAGACATTTACAAAGAAGCATCTGCTATAAAAGACAAATGTATAGTTCATAGAGAACATGAAGGTGGAGGCACTTGGAAAAGTATTTGTATACATGGTATAGATGCTGAATACACAAATGATTGGATGTATTATAACGGTAAATTTAAACAAGAGCCAGAATATAAATGGACTTGGGTAGCAGATCAATGTCCTATTACAAAACATTTTTTTGAAAATGTATTTCCTTATAAAAGTTATAAAAGATTAAGATTCATGTGGATTGAACCAGGTGGTTATATACTTCCACATCAAGACAATCAAGAAAGATGTTTAAATCCTGTTAATATTTCAATATACAATCCAGAAAAATGTGAGTTTAGATATAAAAACTGGGGTACTATTCCATTTACAAATGGTAGTGCATTTTTAATAGATGTAGGACAGCCTCATGCTGTTTGGAATCGCAGTTCAGAAGCAAGATTACATATTATTGCACACGGTAAAAAAGATAAGAAACCATTTTTATCTGTACTTGAAAAAGGATGGCATAAATATCACTGATTGATAATAAATAACAAAGCAAAAACGGAGCAACAAATGACATTTGAACAAATAGTTAGATATACATTAGAATACGGCAACCAGCTAAGATATTTTCATTGGCAAACACAGAGCTATGCACAGCATGAAGCACTAGGTAAGTTTTATGATGGTATGTCTGGTACACTTGATACTATTGTTGAAATATGGTCCGGCCGTTTAGGTAATATTAAAGTAGATCAAGGTAGTGTGGAATTAGTTGATTACACTGATGTTGAGTCTATCATTGAAAGTGCAGAATCACTGCGTGAAATTTGGGTAGATTTTAGTAAAACAATAGACTACGGAGATATACAAGATCAAATTGATGATCTTGTAACTTTAATTAATCAAACAATTTACTTGTTAAGATTAAAATAAAAATTTCTTTACATTATTATTAGATTGTGCTTTCTTAATCCAGAAAGACTTTTCATCTTTGCGAATAAAATTGTGTTCGTATTCAAATGAATTACTAACATGCATTATAGTTGGTACTTTAATGTTTTCAATTATAGATGTTCTAGTTATATCACCGTAATAGTAATTAACAGTTACATTAGATCTTATGTGTTCTAAAACATTTTGTATATCATTAACATCAGTATAGTTGTCTAACTCATGATAGTCTTTTAAAATATTCCATGGTCTAGCACCTATATTGTCAAAATCATTCACAAACTTTTTATAATCATTTTTAAAACTATTAATAAAGTGTTCTGTGAAAATCAATGCTGTAATTGATATGTCATAGAAGTCTATACTTTTTATATCTTTATAAACATCTTTTATTTTATACAAACTTTCTACAGCATTAGCTACAGAAATATATTGCAATGCAGGTTGAGTAAATATTTTTTTAGAATTTCTTGTAGTTTTTGCATAGTAAAATGATTTTGGATGTAAACGTTCATATGTGAGTAAATGAGACATTTGTTCTTGTGTATCATAATACACAAATTTTTTCACATGTCTTTCATCTGTATTAAAAGGTCTTACTTTGAAATTGTTCTTTAAAAACTCACTAATAACCAATCCACCAAATTTTAATTTTGCACAAGATACAGAATTGTTATCTGCTTGTATCCAAGTTGGTGTATAATCATCATGGAAATTATCAGCTGATCTTTTTACTGCTGTCAGCTGACTAGCTGATCTACAATTAAAATCAGGAGAACCAATCTGCTTCCATTTGCTTACATTTAATATAAACTGTTGAGGATGCAATTGATAGTACCTGTCTTTGCGATCAAGAACATGTCCAATCAAAACATAGTCTTCTAAATTTTTAATTGTTATTTTTAAAAAGTTGTTGTCAACATGATCAAAGAAAAATATGCCTTCTTGTATCACTAACACATATTCAGTTTGTATTTGTTGCAGTGTTTGATTGATGTTGTTTATTGAACAATTGAAAACTTTTGTTTCATCAAAGTCATGTAAAAGATTTTGATAAAAGTAATCTTTTACGCTCTTTAATAAAGTGTCATTATCAATTACAACTAAACTAAAATTATCCGGAGTTACTTTGTTGTTTGACTGCATCTTTGTTCTGTTCCCAAAAAGTACTGTAATTTACATAGTGGTACTTTTTATATTTTTGCTTGTACTTTAATCCATTCCATCTTTTTGGATCCCATAACACAAACTCGCCTTGTCTTGTAATTTTAACACACAACAACCATTTGTCTTTGTCCTCTGAACTGTCAATGGCCTGCTGTATCCAATCATCTAGTTGTTTAACATCTTGTCCTAGTGCTAAATGGTTCCATCTAAACTCACCATAATGCTTTGCTTCAATAACAAGTAATGGAAAACTGTCAGGTGGGATTATATCGCCTTTAAATCCTCTAGTTTGTCCTTCTGATAAATTATCAATACGAACAAAGTTCTGTCCACCAATATAAGCACCAGAATGAGGTACTCTTGTAAAACTTTCTTGATACATCTCTGTGAGAAAGTTGGCTACATCACGTTCGTAGGTCTTACCTTTGTTTTTGCTTTTACTACCACTCATGTTTAATACTATATGACAAAATAGTCAGAATGTCTACCAAAAATAAAATATATCACCTCCGCGATGGTATGGATCATCTCTTTGCGGAATAGTTATCATCTTTGCGATTATGTATCAATTTTGATTATTGTGATATTGTATTAGATTTTTTATTTCTATTTGATAATGCACTTATTACCAAGATTTGGCCATACTTCACCCGTCTCCGGGCGAAGTACTTTTCTTTGTTAATAAGTTTATTATATACTCATTACCAGAGATCAGTCATCCAACTCACGGAACCTAGAGAGGCGGTTGGCCGGTACCCCTATCATTCCTACTTCATCCAACGGGACCTATACATATCCAGAGTTGGCCGTCTATGTATAAGTTAATGGTTGCGTTTCTTTCTCTAGCAGAGCCATTATCATTTGTGCCTTAGTTAACACTTGCCTTGCAACACCAGATTCACCACCTTTGTCTCGGCGCACTTCTGGGATCTATGATCAATACGGTTGCTATGTAATGCCTGAAAAAATGCCTTGAATTTTTGCCTATGTTCTTGTATAATGTACTAAATTGAATAAAAGGTCAACCTTTTTTTAAATTAAATAATGTTATGGAAACAGAAACAACTTGGGATTTCAGAGATTGTAGACTTGAAAACAATGGCTTGATACCAAAATCATGTGGTTTTAACAAGTCATTTGATTTCAAACTACGTTTAACTGAGCTACAAGACAAACACATTGATTGGTGCATGTCCAACTGCAAAAACAACTGGGGTTGGTTTTTTGATAATGACGATGCGTACATATCTTTTGAATCAAAGCACGAAGCAATGATGTTTAATTTATCTGCTCGTTAAACTATTGGAGTCATGGAACCTTTGTAACGTTCCATGTTGTCCTTTAAGAACTCCGAAATAATTTTTTTATCTTCGAAGCTGAGTTCCCATGCCTGCTCCCAACTGATAGAGCCTCTCATATACCAACAAATTTCAGTAATTTGTTTTCTGATATCGTGACTTTCTTCTGCTAGTCTATGAAAGTACTCTCCAATTTCAGACGGCGAGTGTGATATTAAGTAACTACGAAAAAATCCGCAGGATCCAATTTAACATCAGTTGTAAATTCTTTTCCTGTCTGCTTACATTCTAATGTTTGATTAGTTACAGTTGAAAACTTGTTAAGTCTGTCAATTTCATTATCAATTTTTTTACTGTTAACAGCATCTAAATTATCAACAAAATCTTTAATGTGTGATCTATTTTCTACACTTTCACCATCGGGTGTTACAACACGTACAACACATTCTGCTAATAAATTCATATTAGTTTCTGCTAGTTTTACAAACATGTTTTTGAATTGACTGACATCTGGGTTGTCTTGCACTTGATTTAAATTTTGTAACACTTTGGTTTGATCATATGCAACTAGATTCAATTTTGTTTGTGAATCATATGATAATGGTCTCACGTAAACAGTTACACCGTTTGAAAGTGTAATTGCATTTTCAGTTGGCATGGTTTCAACGTTTTCAAGAATTGTGTTTAAATTAATTTCATACATTTCTTCTTGACCGCTGTGTGGTGATTTAATTCTTGTTTCCATTACTTCACCATAGGTTGCCATACGTATTGCAATCATTAAAATATCAATATCGCACACAGGTAACTTTCTAGTGTCTTTAACATTTGGTACACAACTTTGAATAATTTTAATTACAGCATCACCGTTGAGTAATGCATCTGGGTTTCTCATGTACAACTCGTCTTTTGTTGTCATTGGAAACACAGGTAATTCACCAGTTGGAGCATCATCTTCAACTATATTAAATTTTGCTCCTGATGGCAGTTTAACATAGAGTTTTGGCGATCTATAAAACTGCTTTAGCGGATTAGCATTTGCTGTTTCTGACATTTTTATTCCTTGTTTATTAACTACGTACTTTATTTACCTTATAAATACTTTGTACAAGAGTACTTATGGAGAAAATTAAAACTATACTTAATTATTTATCATGATAGATATTGAACTAGATGGCGGCACAGTAAGAATACCAGAGTTTGCAATGGACAAGTCCATTCAGACGTTAATCGAGTTGGCCAAAAAACAAGGTTTCAAAACAGATTCCATTGAAAAATCAGACAAACGAACAGCTACAGTTTTGTCAAGAATGGAAAAAATACTTACAAGTCAATCAAAAGAAGTACAAAAACAAACCGAGTTAGAAAAGAAACAAACTAAAGCTCAAAAAGACGAAACCAAACAAGCTCAAGCAGTTCGTAAAGCAATTGACGATTCTACAAAAAGTAATTCAGCAAAACTTGAAAAACTTGCTGAAAAAATTGGAGACAAAAATGCTGGTGGTATGCTTGGAGGAGTAGTTGGAAAACTAGGAGTGTTTAGTAAGTTCTTATCCATAGGCGCCGCGGCCATTGGAGGTTTTGTTACAGCAGTAACTACAGCATTTAAATTTTTAATGAGACTAGGACAACTTGAAGGGTCTCTATTTAGAACAGGTTTCTTTAATTTTGCCGCACAAGAAGGTGTGGCACAAGGAATAACATCACTTGGTATGATGGCAACCAGAGCAGGTATGACCATGGAACAGGCCGCAGAATTCACAATGCAGTTTGCAAAAGCCATGGATGCATTTGGAACCGAAAGCATAACCAATGCGGCAGTGAGTACTCAACAGTTATTAAGAGAACAAGGTTACCTTGCATTATCACTACAAGAAATTAATAATGTAGTAGGTGAACAAGCAGAAGTTTTTGCTAGAGCTGGATTACAAGTTGGAAACAATGGACAACGACTTGCAATGCATTCAGTGGAAATTGCTAGAACAACACAAGCATTTTCAGAACTAACAAAAACCTCTGCAGATGTTATTAGACAATTAGTTGTACAAGCATCATCAAGTAACACATTCTTAAACAGACTACAAATGTTACCTGATGCTGTGAGAGAATCAACATTAAAGTCAGCTCAACAGGCGTTCGCTGGCTTGGCGGCATTTGGAGAAGAAGCTGGCGGACAACTTGCAACAATATTATCAGAAGGTATTGGATTTGGTGATTTAGGATTTTCTGAAGCATTTAGAGATTTAACTGTGACGTCACCGTTGTTAGCAGACTCGTTGAGAGGTATTAATGATGCTGTTATAGGTGGTGGTAATATCACAGACAGTTTAGAATCTTTTAGAGATACAGTTTTACAAGTTAGTGATTCTGAAAGAAAAAGACTACAAGCATTGGCTATTATGGGAGATCAAACAGCGAATACTGTTTTAACTTTAATCAATCAACAAAAATTAATTTCTGATGAAACCAATAGTTTTGTGAGAATGATGCAACAAGCGTCAAAAATGGAGCCTGGTGAATTAGCAGAAGCTCAAGTAAAATTATCAAATGCAATGACAATGATAACAGCTCAGTTTCAAAAGTTAGCTCTTGCATTTTTAACTGAATCAAACATTAAAGCATTTAATTCAATTATAGAAGCAGTCACAAACTTTGTGATGGAAATTAGTAAAGACGGCGGCATGTTTAGTAAAATACAAAGTGCTATCACAACAGCAATGCAAAACACTACAGATTTTATTGCTAAAGTTAAAGATTTCTTCACAAACGGTTTTGACGGCATGACATCTTTTATCAGTAATGCATTAACAGACGGCATTGCGGCAGGTATTGCCAGAGGTGTTGCATTAGCAATACCAGGAGGAGATTCTGCAAGTACTTTAAAAGAGTATGACAAGCTAGTTGATGCTTATAGGAATGCATCAGATCCTGATCAGAAAAATGCGGCACTGATAGCTCTATTACAAGGCGTAGGAAAGTCTGGAAAAAATCAATATGAAATAGATCAAGATAGATATAAAGCAGATCAACTTGCTGGTACACTCAAAGATATAAGAGCGTACATGACACCATTAACAGGTCGTAAACAAAGACCAATGACTGAAGCCGAGATTGAAGATTATTTACAAAATAAAATTGGCGAATATTACACAGGATCAATTACTGGATATAGAACACCTGGATCTACAACACCAGATAACAATGCATCTGGAAGCACTAATCAATCAAATGGCACACAAGAAAGTGCTGGTAACGATGGACAGTTTAGAAGTAAAATTAGAATAATGCCAATGTTTGGTGATCCTCAAAGTTTCATTGAAAAAGGCGAAATGACAGAAGGCGAATACAGAAGAAAACAGATTGAAATATTACAAGCACAGTTAAATTCGCTTAACAAAATTAGTAATTCCACAGCAAACACAGATAGAACTGCCAAATTGACTATGGAAGAAACTAGATCCAGACTTGCCTAATTAATAAGGTTGACACTTTTGTTTGATTCTGTTAGTATTTTAAAAAAGGTTTGCAATAAATAACAATATGAGCTGGAAAAAATACTTTAAAGAATACGATACTGCACAAGGCACAAAGAGCCCTATGGGTTCTGTTGCTTCACAAAGCACTGGAAATACAGGCCATGCTAGGTACAACACATGGTTACCAGAAGTGTATGCAGGTCAGCCAAATAGAATTGAAAGATACTATCAGTATGACATGATGGATCTTGACACAGAAATTAATTCAGCACTAGATACTATTGCAGAATTTTGTACTCAAGTTGATGAAAAAACTCAATCACCGTGGACTATATTTTACAAAGATGAACCCACTGATACTGAAACTCAACTGTTGACTCAATCGTTACAGCAGTGGAACAAAATTAATGAGTGGAACAAACGTGCTTTTAAAATGTTTAGAAACACTATCAAGTATGGTGATCAAATGTTTGTACGTGATCCACAAACATACAAATGGTATTGGGTAGATCCGGGATTTGTTGATAAGATTGTGGTCAACGAAGGTAAAGGTAAAAAACCAGAAGCATACTTTATTAGAAATTTAGATTTAAACATTAAAAATTTAAATCTAACATCTGATTCATATACAAAATTTAATACGCAAATGGGATATGCAAATTCTACACCTTTCCCAATTGGTGGAATGGGTTCAAACAAAGCATATCAACCAAGAGGTGCAACAACATCAAATGTGCCTGGGGGTTATGGTTCTAGATTCCAAAGAGACGCAACAGTGTATCCAATTGATGCAAGTCATGTTGTGCATTTGAGTATGACAGAAGGTATGGATAGATTTTGGCCTTTTGGATTATCAATTTTAGAACCAATCTTTAAAACTTTCAAACAAAAAGAATTACTTGAAGATGCTATTATTATCTATCGTGTACAGAGAGCACCAGAACGTAGAGTGTTTTATATTGACGTGGGTAATATGCCAACATCAAAAGCAATGGGCTTTATTGAAAGAGTAAAAAATGAAATTCATCAAAGACGTATTCCATCGCAAACAGGCGGCGGTACAAACATTATGGATGCCACTTACAATCCATTGTCAATGATTGAAGATTATTTCTTTGCACAAACGGCTGAAGGTAGAGGCTCAAAAGTTGAAACATTGCCTGGTGGTACTAACTTGGGTGAAATTGATGATTTAAGATATTTCAATGACAAGCTGATGAAAGGTTTGAGAATACCAAGTGCATACATGCCTAGTTCACCAAATGATCCACAAACTGCATTTACAGATGGTAGAGTTGGCACAGCATACATTCAAGAATATAGATTTACTAAATTCTGTAAAAGGTTACAAACATTTTTACAGCCAGCAATTGATCATGAATTTAAAATGTTCTTAAAACACAGAGGAGTTGAAATTGATTCTGGTAGTTTTGAGTTACAGTTTAATGAACCACAAAACTTTGGCAAGTACAGACAAATTGAACTTGATTCTCAACAAGTACAAATTTGGAATCAGGTCACACAGATTCCACACATGAGTAAACGTTTTGCATTGAAACGATTCTTAAAGTTAACTGAAGAAGAAATTTATGAAAACGAAAGACTGTGGGCAGAAGAAAACAAAAATTCAATGCCAGGTGACGTTGGACCAGCCGGCGACGGTTTGGGTTCAGTAGGAGCGGCACCAATGCCATCGTCAGGATTCACTGGTGGTGATGCATCAGCAGAAGCGCCTGAAACCACAGGTCAAGATTCACCAATTTCTGGTACAGAACAAAACACCGGCGAAGGTGAATAATTCTTTTGTCAACACCACAACAAGTTTTCCATACTTTTGATCAGACAATAAAAAAACATCAAGGTGTTATATCTGAAAAAGACATCGGTATGATACAAAAAAGAATAAATTCTCCAGATATATCAAGCTGGTTAAAAAATATAAAATTTAACAATCCAATAAATGTAATTGAGCTTGGATGCAGTGTTGGTCATCTACCAGTGTCAGAAATACTGTTTGGCAACTTAGATATTAATACATGGCAAGGATATGACTGCGATTTGCTGGCAATAACGATTGCTAATGAAATTAAGAATAAGTTTGATTTAGAAAACTGCTCATTCACTCATTCATCAGTAAGTTCATACAATAAAAAGTTTGTTTACTGTGATAACAGCGACTTATTAGGATCAACTGTTAATAAAACCAAACAGTACAGATACTATACAAAAGTGCCAAACATATATTATAAAAGTATACCAGCGTGTGATTTGCTATTAGTTGATATAGAAGGCGAAGAGATCAACATAGATTTTAGTAAAATGCAGTTTAAATATTGTATTTTAGAAACAAATACTGAAGAAGCAACAAAGCAATTTTTAAAACAATATATGTCTACAGACAATAAATTTAAAATTTTAAAAAACAAAACAGTATCTAAAAACAAAAATACTTTCTTATTCAGAAAAAAGCTACGAGTTTTATAAATACAAGTGCTATGAGATATAACGAATTAAAAGAAGCTTATTTTCCAGAACATGACAAGTATCACAGAGCTGATATAGGTAGTTCTAGAAAAACCAGATTAACTCTTCGACATCTTAATAAACTGAGAAAAGTCAGGGAAATTAGAAAAAAAGATCAAGAAGAGAACAGAGAATTTGTTGCAAAAATGTATGTAACACCAGTAGAATTAGCATAAGCTGGTTATATTAAAACATACTTTTTTGAAAATCTTAAAAAAATTACCCGATTTCTACCCGATTTGTCGGGAAATCTCCGTTTTTGTGTAAATAACACTATAATAATATGATTATTCGCGAGTATATCGTATAAGGAGATTACACAATGTCACAAATGAGTTCAAAACTAGAGCAAGTGTTAGAGTTTCTAGTGAACGGCGAACAAGACAAGGCTCAAGAGCTTTTACATGATACAATCGTTGAAAAGGCTAGAGAGATTCATGAAGAAATCGTTAATTCACAAGAAAACGACACAGTAACAGAAGAAGAATCATCAGAAGAAACTACAGAAGCTAAAGAAGAAGCTACAGAAGAATCAGTTGAAGAAGCATCAGAAGAAGCAGTTGAAGAAACTGCTGACAAAGATGAAGAAGCAGTTGAAGAAACTGTTGGTGGTACTGGTGATGCAGAAGAAGATCTTAAAGCAGAACTAAAGCAAAAAGCTGAAGATCATGCAGAAGAGATTGATTACGAACAAACTAATGAAGATGATGATGAAGACGAAGACGATGCTGAAGACAAAGAAGAGCATGAAGAAGAAGTCGAAGACATGAAAAAAGATGTCAGCGATATCGAACAAGCTCTTGAAGAGTTAAAAGCAAAGTTTCAAGACATCATTGGTAACGACGAAGAACCAGCTGAAGAACCAGAAGAAGAAGGCGAAATGGAAATGCCTGCTGAAGAATCTGTGGAACCATTAGAAGAAGCAGAATTAAAAGCAGTTAAAGTTGACCACGCTGACGGTTCAGATGCAACTAAATCACCTGTTGCAGGTGCACCAAAAGAAAATGCCAACGGTGCTAAGCCAGGTATGTCTACAGGCGGCGAAGAAAAAGGCTCTGCGGCGCCAAAAGCAACTGACATGGGTGCTACAACAGAACCTAATATGTCGGCTGTAAAAGCAGACAGCAAAGATGGTTCAGACTCATCAGCTAAGTCACCAGTAGCGAGTAAATAATTTTACTGGAGGTATAGCAAATGAGTTTTCGTCCACTAACAGAAAGTTTAACTTTTGATCAAGCACAGATCAAAGTTATACATGAAGGCAAAGATGATAATAAACACCATTACATGGAAGGTGTTTTTATTCAAGGTGGAGTAGTAAACGAAAACAAGCGTGTTTATCCGGTTGAACAAATCCAAAAAGCAGTGTCAACAATCAATGAGAAATTAAAATCAGGTTACTCAGTAATGGGCGAAGCTGATCATCCTCAAGGTTTGCAAATAAACATTGACAGAGTTTCACATATGATTGAAAACATGTGGATGGATGGACCAGATGGCCACGGTAAACTAAAAATTATGCCCACTCCGATGGGTAAAATTGTTTCAACTTTGCTTGATAGCGGATGTAAGTTGGGAGTAAGTTCAAGAGGTGCAGGTAACGTAGGTAATGATGGAAAAGTTGCAGACTTTGAAATTGTTACAGTTGATATTGTTGCTCAACCCTCGGCTCCGGACGCATATCCAAAAGCCATATACGAAGGCTTACTAAATATGCATGGCGGCATGGGATTATTAGGTCTTAGTCGTGATGCAATGTATGATCGTAAAGCAGAAAAACATCTTGCTAACGAAATTACAAAAATAATAACAGAGCTAAGATTAAAATAAGGGAGATTCAGATGGCAAATATAACAGAAATTTTTGGATCCGAAGCACTTTCTGAAGAAGTAAAAACTCAAGTTCAGGAAGCGTGGGAGAAAAAGCTGTCTGAGGCTCGTGAGGAAATCTCTGCAGAACTACGTGAAGAGTTCGCACAGCGTTATGAAAATGACAAATCTTCTATTGTAGAAGCTATGGACAACATGATGACTGATACTTTGAAAAAAGAAATCAGTGAGTTTGCTGAAGATAAGCAAAAACTTGTTGCTGAAAGAGTAGAATACAAGAAAAAGATGGGTGAACATTCAGACATGCTGACTAAATTCGTTAATGACATTCTTGTGCAAGAAGTACAAGAGTTACATGGCGATAGAGATGCACTCAAAGGTCAATTTACAAACTTAGAAGAGTTTGTAGTCAGACAACTCTCCAAAGAGTTATCCGAGTTTGCACAAGACAAAAAAGATCTCGTTGAAAAGAAAGTACAATTAGTATCAGAAGGTAAGAAAGTTATCGAAGATTCTAAAGCGGCTTTCATCAAGAGAGCGGCAGGTCTTGTTGAAGATGCGGTTACCTCAACACTGAAAAGCGAAATGACAGCACTTAAAGAAGATATCAAAGTTGCTAAAGAAAACAACTTTGGTAGAAAAGTGTTTGAAGCGTTTGCAGGTGAATACATGAGTTCTTACCTCAACGAAGGTGGGGAAATTCGTAAGTTGAATGATCAACTTACTGATCAGCAGGAAAAAGCCAATAAAATGGAAGGTAGCCTCGCTGAAAAAGATGCTGAAATTGATGCAATGGCAACAAAGCTAAGAATAGCTGAAGACAAGATTGTAAGAGAAAAAACTCTTAACGAACTTGTTTCACCATTGTCGAAAGATAAGCGTCAAGTAATGTCAGAGTTACTTGAGTCAGTACAGACTGCTAATTTGAAAAAGCAGTTTGAGAAATATCTACCAGCTGTGTTAAATGAAACTACACAACCTGAGAAATCAGACACTGTTGTAATTACAGAACACACAGGCGATAGAGCTGAAGCAACAAACAATGACGAAAATAATGATATCGTTAATATTAAACGACTAGCAGGTCTAAGGAGTTAAACATGACAGACAAAACTATTACAGAGAACTGGGACAATACAAAATCTGCTCTGCTAGAAGGACTTGAAGGTCAAAGAAAAGAGACAATGTCAGCAGTGTTAGAAAACACTCAGACATATTTGGCCGAGGCGGCAACAGCAGGCGCAACAGGCGCCGGCAATGTAGCGGCTTTAAACAAGGTTATCCTTCCAGTAATCAGAAGGGTTATGCCTACTGTGATCGCAAACGAAATCGTTGGTGTACAACCAATGACAGGTCCAGTTGGACAAATCCACACATTAAGAGTTAGATATGCAGATGCATTCAACTCAACATCAGGTACTGATACATCAGCAGGTGATGAAGCATTATCACCATTCAAAATTGCTGAAGGTTATTCAGGATCAGCTGACGACAAAGCGGCTTCAACATCAACACTAGAAGGTGCGGCTGGTAACAGACTATCAATTCAAGTGTTAAAACAAACTGTAGAAGCTAAAACAAGAAAGCTATCAGCAAGATGGACTTTTGAGTCAGCTCAAGATGCCAATGCAATGCACGGTCTTGATGTAGAAGCTGAAATTATGGCGGCTTTAGCACAAGAAATCACTGCTGAAATTGATCAAGAAATTCTAGGTTCACTAGATTCTCTAGCAACAGCGGCGGCAACAAACTTTGACATGAACAGCGTAACTGGTACACACACGTATATCGGTGACAAACATGCAGTTTTAGCCATCCTGATCAACAGAGAAGCAAACTTGATTGCACAAAGAACAAGAAGAGGTGCAGGTAACTGGGCAGTAATGTCTCCAACAGCACTTACAGTTCTACAATCAGCGACAACATCAGCGTTCGCAAGAACAACTGAAGGTACATTTGATGCGCCAACTAACACTAAATTTGTTGGTACATTGAACGGTTCAATGAGAGTATATGTAAACTCATATGCTTCTGATTCAGCTAACGTACTTGTAGGTTACAAAGGCCCAGGTGAAGTAGATGCGGCGGCGTTCTATTGCCCATACATTCCACTAATGAGCTCAGGCGTTGTTATTGATCCAGCTACTTTTGAACCAGTAGTAAGCTTCATGACAAGATATGGTTATGTTGAGTTAAACAACACAGCATCATCACTTGGTAATGCGGCTGACTATATGTCAAAAATCTCAGTAGCAAACTTATCATTTGTGTAATCCACAAACAAGTTAAACATACTAAAGCCTCCCAGGAAACTGGGGGGCTTTTTCTTTTATACATTTTTTCTACAACTAAATAAATATATTATAAGGAGCAAAACAGAATGCCAGCGAAAGTTATTAGAAGATCATCAGGTACAGTTACGTTTGATGCTAATGTAAGTTTTGTTAATGATTTATTAGCAGTCAACACTACTGATCTTACAACTACTGATTCTATTATTACAGTTAATAATAATCAAGGATCAGTACCAGGCTCAGGATCGGGTATAGAAGTTGAGTCGGGTGGTTCAGTAGCAGGAAGTATATTGTATACTTCATCAGGCGGTGATGGTACATGGTCATTTGTAGGCGAAGGATCTACTGAAGTTGATTTTAACAATGCTACATTTAATAACTTTTCAATAGGCACAGTTGCTTCTTTAAACGTTTCATCAAATTTAGCAACACCTGGTGCAAACATCACCGGTGGATACATAGACGGAACAGCAATTGGTTCAACAACAGCATCAACGGGTGCATTTACAGATTTAACAGCAAGTGGTACAGTGTCGCTTGGCGCACATTCAGGCACATTAACAGGTGATACAACAGGTGTACACACAGGAAATGTTCAAGCCGCTAACTCAGATGTAATTTTAAATGTTGCATCAAGTCCAGCTATGTTAACTGGACAAGTTTCAAGTTTAAACAATCATACTACAACTAATTTGTCTGAAGGCACAAACTTGTACTACACAGACACAAGGTTTGATACAAGACTTGGAGCTAAAACAACAGACGATTTAACAGAAGGTTCAACAAATTTATATTTTACAAATACTAGAGCAGATGCTCGTATTTCAGCCGCAGACTTAACAGATTTAAACAATGTAACAATCACTAGTGCAAACACCGGTGAGTCATTAGTATGGAATGGTAGTGCATGGATAAATCAAGCACAAGCACAGAATACAGTTAATAGTACAGTTGATACAGATAATTCAACTGCGGCTATTTCAGGTGCAACACTACAATCTGAAGCGGCTTCGGGATTAGCAGTATCAATTAATCCTGCAAGTACCTCAAACAAAATTTTGATAACTGCACATGCAAAGTATCAAGTACAGTCATCAACAGGAACAACAGCTTTTTACATTAGATTATATAGAAACAAAGGCACAGGTGGAGAAACACTATTAGCAGAAGACACAGTTTATGAGTCAGCTAATACACCAGTAATATATCAAAGTAACTTTAATGTTCATGATACTCCAGGCGGGTCAGCAACATATTCAATTTATTATGATGCTTCTACTGCCAACGGTACTCTGACACCTAATCCTGCACATTCAGATTCAAGTGCATCGCAAGGTTACATAACAGCAACCGAAGTTAGAATAACAAGTTTAGAAATTGTTGAAGATACTACTCCTCAGCTTGGTGGAGAACTTGATGCACAAACAAACAAAATTGTAAACTTAGGTACACCAACAAATAACACAGATGCTTCAACAAAATTGTATGTTGATAATACAGTTGCAAATGCTTCTATTAGTGCAATTAATGATATAGGTGATGTAGATACATCAGGAGCAGTCACAGGATCTGTATTAAAATATGATGGTTCAAATTGGTCTGTTAACACAGACACAGACACAGGTTTGTTAAACATAGAAGAAGACACAACACCGTCATTGGGTGGCCCATTAGATTTAAATTCAAACAATATAACAGGCACAGGTGATATTAATATTACTGGCAATGGAACGTTTAGTGGTAATGTTACTGTCACAGGAAATTTAACAGTAAATGGTGATACAACAACAATTGATGTAACTCAATTAGAAGTTGATGATCCAATGATTTATTTAAATAGAAACGCCGGCGGTTCCGCAAATAATACAACAGATGGCGGAATTCTAATTGAAAGAGGTAGTTCTGAAGATCATGCTGGTATGATTTGGCAAGAAACATCAGACAAATTTAAATTTTTCACGTCAAATGCTATCACAAGTACAACAACAGTAGTTTCAAATATTGCACTAGCAAATATAGAAGCCAATGTAGCTACATTAACAGCCACACAGGCACAATATGCTGACTTGGCAGAGCTTTATGTTACAGACAACGAATATCCACGTGGCACAGTTCTTGTGTTTGGAGGTGATAACGAAGTAACACAGTCAACACAACGTATGGATCATAAAGTAGCTGGTGTAGTTTCAACTGAACCAGCATACTTAATGAACAGTTGCGAAGAAGGCCTGACAGTACCAGTTGCGTTAAGAGGTAAAGTTCCAGTTCTTGTTAAAGGCCCAGTAGCAAAAGGTGATTTAATTGTAACTAGTGATGAGCCAGGAGTAGGTGAAGCACATGATGGAATATGTAATTCAATTTTTGTTTTTGTTTAATCACTAGAAGAAGATAACAATGAAAACTTGTCTAGATTAATTTACTGTGTAATTTAATCATATTTAAATTTTTTTTTACTGTATTTGATTTGATGATCTAAAAACACAGCACTCCATTTTTTCATATCTTTTATAATTTCTTGAGTATAATAATAAGTCATTGGTAGTGAAAAAAAGTCAAACATTTTTTTAGTATCTGTGAATCTTTTTTCTAGCTGTTGTAAAGATTTAATGTCAGCTTTTATATCTTGTATCAATTGTTCAACAAACTTTCTATCTTTAATAAGATCAACAACAAATACATGTTCTTTTTTATTTTGATCAAACAATATATCAATTTCTTGTATTTCAAAATATAATGCCCTAACTGGATTTATATTTTTATGATATTTTGTTAAAACAGAAGGAAATGAATATTTTCTGTCACATGTTTTTAAATTATTTGTTACTGTGTAATAAACATCTTCGAGATCGTATCTTAATTGCAGATCAAGTTCTGCAGAATTTTTAATGTGTTTCTGAAAAGCAGATACAATAAGTTTATAATATTTTCTAACTTCTGCTCTTGGTAAGTTTGAAAAGAAGTCATAAAACTTCTGTTTTGAAATACTATTTTTATCTAAATATGATGATAGGGTTTTGTCAACTGTATTTGTTTTCTCAAACAGTTGAAAACTTTCAATCAGTTTAATTTGATGTATATGATATACTTTTCCCATAACTTTATTTAATTTTGGTCAAGTATCTTATAAAACTTTTTAATATTTTTTTCGTTATTCAAAGTAAGTTTAGCACCGTTGTGTAAAGGTTTTGGATAATGTCCAATTTTAACCCAAGCATATCCATTGCTTTCATCGTTTAGTGTAGGAATAAATTCTTTTGGTGTAACAATAACGTATGTGTAATATTTAAATCCGTTGTCTTTTGATTGAAAAGTGTCTAATGGATTTAGTTTTTCCATTGGTGGAACAAAACCCATTTCTTCTTTGAGTTCTCTTCTTAAAGCATCTAAAGGTAATTCACCTTTTTCAATTTTGCCTCCCCAGAAACTCCAAGTGTTTGGGTAAGAAACTTCTTCACTTCTTAAGTTTAGTAGTATTCTTTTTGTGTCCTTTGCAATAAAGGTTGTGCCAACTGCGGTGTACATACTTTTCCTTTTTTCTTATTGTACAACATTTTATACTTAAGGTGCAAGTTCTAATTTCCAATAACCACGATTATATTGCCCTCTATGACTGTCTATCCATTGTGAACCAGTCCATTTATATTGTATGCCTGTATTTGTGTTTGTAACATATTCTGCCGCAGTATTTTCTGATGCATCAAAAACTTTTGACCAAGCACCGTTGTTGTATGCAATAATATCATTTTCACTGCAACTAAACCCGCCAAACCCTGAATGTCCTACAGGTATTGGATTCACAACTAGATATCTATGTCCATTCATTGCCAATGGTAAATTATTACCTGGATAGTTTACTTCAGGATCAATAATTTTATCTATAGCAGTTTGCGTATTTGAAGGTAACGTGCTAGAATCTAAAGTGAACACAAGTTTATTATCATCTGTTGGATGGAATGCTAATGTACCATAAATTAAATCAGTTGTTGAATCTAAATCATCTGAATGATTTAAAATTAGTTTTGAAATGCCGTCTTGTAGTTGTCCATAAACATCTAAGAATTTTTTCCAGCTTTCGTTATCATTGGCTCCATACGCACCTAGCAATGATACTTCGTTGCCATTGATTGAAATTTGTGCATTCTCTGGTGTGATAACTTGAGTAGATATTTGCCCTGGAAACTGTTCAAAGAAATCAATAAATCTAGGGTCATAATCTAAATCATCAATTGATTCAGTATTATTAACTCTTGCAATAATCTGTTTAATAATTGATTGCTTTTTAACTTTGGCAGGCGGATTGATCCATATTGGTAAACTAAAAGTCAATGTAGAAACATCTAATTGAGTATCTACACCTTGTGGTACTGCTCTTGAACTCCAGTTAATATCAATTAGTTCAACGTTAGTTAAATTAGTCCAATCAAGTGGGTTGTCATTAGATTGTAATTCAACAGCAGGATTAAACAGTGTTAGTATTTGTTCCATTAGTTGCATTTTTTGATCTGTGTTTGAGCACCAAATATCGACTGACATGTTTAAATTGTACGGAACTGGCATAAACCTTTCAACGGTATATGTGTTACCAATTTCGTGTAAGTATTCGTCGTTTGCACTATCGTATTTTCTTTCTTGCACTTGTACTTTGTCAACTAGTCTAGGATCCTGTAATCTATCTCTAGCAAGTTGTAAATTTGCAATATACACAGACATAAAAGGAGCAGAGCTCATTACATTTTCTGAGTTGTGTCTCTGCAAGTGTGCAACCATTCTCGACATGTCAGCATATCTCACCGGAACTCTAATGTATGATTCACTGTCTGAGTTATCTTTTTTGCCAACTTGAATTGAAAAGTTATCAAAAATTCTGATAAACTGCAAAATATATCTTCTTATTTGTTGATCGTACCAATAATCCATATTAATCCGCCGCCTGTGTGTTTTTACCTTTTAAAGATTTTTTTAAAATCTTTTTATAGGTTTTTGCCATTTTTTTATTATTATGTTGCAAACAAGATGACAAATATCGTTTAATTAGTTTTAAAGTTTTCATTTTAATCTGCCTTGGGTGGTATCACCTTACTTAAATTTTGTTTTTCACTGCCATCGCTTGTTACTGACGATGATGAAGTATTATTAATAAATCCGTCAAGACCTTTATTACTTGAAGTATATACCCCTCTTAAATTATCTGAAATTTTAATAAATCTTGATCCTTCTTTTCTAAATAATCTACTAGGGTTATAGTCAGTACGTAGAACATAATCTCCTTCTTGCAGTGAACTTGGGAAACTGTTTCCGGTATGAGCAATTGAAATAGTTTTTCCAGGAGTTCCGTCTTGTGCTCTAGGATTAACTTTATGTAAATCTTCACCAGACACATATAAATGACCAACATCAAGTCCTTTAGTTGGTACATGTCTGTGTGCTTCGTTAACAACAGCATCATTAATATCAATGTCTGATTGATATGTTGAAATAATATTTTTCAAGTCATCAGCATCTTCACCACTACCGAGTATATCTCTAAATTCTTGTGTGTCTTGCATAGCAGTGGCTTTACATCTCCAAACATGTGGCCACCAACCTGGATCATATCCTTCTTGTCCTCTTGCAGTATCTTCTACAACATAAAATTTGTTAATAGTTAAATTTTGTGAAGGAGTAAATGATGATGCTGTTTGTGTTGCATTACTTGTTTCGCCTGTAATTGTTTCACCTACAGTAAACAAGCCGTCTGTGGTAATTCTTATTGTTTTAGCTTCGTGATTATATTCAATTACGGTTGCTGTGGTATTAGATGTACCACCAGTAATTGTTTCACCTTTTCTAAATTTTTTAGTTGGTTTGCTTGTTAGTGTTATCATAGCCGCTTCTAGTCTTATATCGTCTTTGAGGTGTGGTAATTCAAAAACATCACCTGGCATGATTTTTCTACCAAGGCTTTCAACCATACTGTTTAAATGAAAAGTAACATAAATTACATCACTTGTTTGAAATAGTCCAAACTGAGTTAAATCAAAATCTTGATCATTTAACGAATAACTGCCTCTAAGGTCGTAAACATCGCTATCGTATTTTCTATCACGATTTTCTAAAAACAATAAATCTTGTATATTTGCAGGTCCAACAGTACTGTTTTTTGGCTGATCATGTGAAAT